GGCATCGAAGTTTCCGTAATTTAACGGAATTACCTGTCCGTTTACGGCGAACGTGATGCTGTTATCTGTATTCCTCTGGCTGAAAAAATGCCAGCCTGAATCATCACCAAGCTCTGCAACAACAGGCCTGGATGGATTACCCCACAAATAAAACGCTGCATTTTTCGTGGAGTTGTTGGCGCTGGATAACGTGAATTTTCTGGCAGTTCCGGCCTGAATATTCTTAAAAGCAATAGCCACGCCATTCTGAAAACGAAATACATGCTGTCCATTCGCATAAACATCCAGCAGACCATCGCCATTTTGTTTAAACCCGGTATCGTTATCTCCTAAAACGATTGAACTTCCACCTAACGCATTCGTCGTACCAATTCCAAGACAACCATTAATGACGGCATTAACCAGAATATTTAGTGTATTCCATTTGAGATTCATCAGGTCTTTAACCCGGCCGCCAGCGAGGCGGTGTCTCCATTTGAAATATTCATTACCGTTATCCGCCGTTTCAAACCACATGTAGGAATCGGTGTCTGCATCCGAATCATTTTTAAATCCAATCTTCGCCCAGTCAGTATTCCGAATCCAGGCGAGGATTGAGTCGTTTTCAAAAGTCAGTCCACCGGACAAGGTATCGCCTGTCTTTTGGACAGCGTTATCAGCCTTGTTTACCGTTTCCTGTAAACCAACGTTCTGGATAAACAGCGGTTTATCGGGAATATCTGCTCCGTTCTGATTTTTTTGCAGCGCTCCTGTGATGCGGATGTCGTCACCTGCGGCTACAGTGTCCTGCGCGGTGCCAACATTAAGGGTGGCGCTGTCGCCGAGGCCCATATGCTTTCTGGCATCAGACTGGGCCTGTTCACCTTTGTCAGCAATTTCTTTCAGGTTCCCGTTACGGGTCAGGTATTCGCCATCAAGGCGGTCATTTAATGGTTTGCGGGTTTTTCGTATATCGGTGATCTCGCCACTGTCTGATATTGTGGCGATGGGTTCGACATAATGGGCAAATCCTGAACTGTCGGTATAGTCGGCTGTTTTCTGACTCGTCAGGCTGAATATGGCTTTATTTTCCCCGGTCAGGGTACCGGTTAATGCCGCGTCAACATAAACAGTTTGTGAAATTCCGGTGGCGTATGTCAGTGTGCCTTGTTCATCCAGCTCCACACGTAATCCGCGCAGATAGGCAATACCCGGCGCGAAGGTCGCCTGCCCGGTAGCCTGAGCGGTGAGTTTAAAGGCGTTATTAAAGAACAGGCCAGGCCCGTAGATATCCAGCGCCGCTTTGCGGGTGGCCTCGTCCATGCCGTGAAGCCGTGCCGTAAAATCAATCTGCCAGGTGCTTACTGGCGTGGTGATGCCGGTTGCGGCGCTGGCTCCGGCGTATTCCATAATTTCAGAATAAATCAGGGTATTACCCTGTTTGCCGTCTGCGGTTTTTATTTTTTTCTGAGGGTGAAGATATACCACCATACAAAGTGTATTTGTGGTGCTGCTTACCAGACCCAGCCAGTTAAAAGTAAAATCACCCGTGGACTCCGGCAGGGTAACGGAGTAGGCGACGGTGTTCTCATTTACCATTCCGTTGCGATCAACGTTCTGGCGGTGAACTATCTGTGCATCGGGGGGCAATGGTTCGTTTTCAGACGGCGTGTCGGCAATGTTCAGATCCGGGATATTTGCAAATACAAACTGATCAATGATGATACGGTTGCCGCCTGCGGCTTCCTGCGCTTTCAGGCGCTCAAATGCTGAAGTGATAGCGCTCTGGGTCATTTTTCATCTCCGGTGCATAAAAATAGTGATAGCTGCCATGCCAGTATCCGTGTCCGATAACACAATCCGTGGATGTGATTATCTGAAGATGGTAACGGCGGCAGGTGCGACCGTACTGGCGAATTATCTGATTGAGTAATGTTGTATTTTCTGAGATCTGGTTGTCTGTCAGGCGCAAAAGAACAACATCCCAGTCTGTGCCTGGCTGGCGCTCCTGAATCTCCACATAACCGATCCCCAGTCGTTCAAAAATTGCCCTGAATCCCGCCACGCTGCCCGCGTCCTGTGCGTTGATAAAGGCATATTTGACACGCTTTCTGTACAGCGTGAGCGGTTCGCCGTCAAAACGGGCTATATCATATTGCCAGGCTGTCAGGTTCAGAATGGATTCCGCACATGTCAGTGGGTCGGTCTGGCTCAGTGGCCATGTTACCCAGTCGTGCACCTTTCCCCAGAAACGGATAAAGGTGTTTTTCAGGCGGAGCACATCGCCGCGATTCAGCCATGACGGCAACTTAATGTCCGGTGATTTATCAGACATTCTTCACCTCAACTGTCAGTGTGTTCAGGCGGGGTACGTTCAGATCGCTGATGATATCCTCAAGGGAAAACGTCACGGATCCCACCAGAGGAAAGGTGTCATGCAGTTCGCGTCCCAGTTGCGAGAATGAAAAGCGACTGTATGGCCATGTGCGGGTTACGTCGTAGTTACTGTTTTCACGGAATGCACAACGAATCAGGTTTTCAGTGCCTGATTTCAGGGCGTCGATATCGTTTTTGCTGATATTGGAAAGGTTTTCAACATACACCGTAACCGCCAGATCGTGGCGGGTTTCCGGCATGGCAAAACAACGCATATCATCGCCGTGGCCGTGATGTCCCTGTGCCATGATGTAATCATTCACGCTGTCAACCCAGGGTTGCGAAATAACCCCGGTATCCAGCAGCAGGTAGGCATTAGCTGTACCAGGTCCTCGCGGGGCGTCATGTAAAAAGAAGATGCGATCGATGGTCAGTCCGGCCTGTGCAGCTATCAGGCTGCGGTAAACTGCGTCAGTGTGATAACTGCCGGCAAGGTTAAACTGGTTACGGCAACGATCTTTTAGTTCGTCGTCACTTTCGCGGTTTGCGCCCGGTATGGTCAGCCAGTTATCACCGTTACGTACAGACGCAATTCCGTTAATCGCTTTGGGGAGTATCTGGTAATAGCCTGGTGCCAGATTGAATGCCGTACCGCTGTCGGTGGCGATCACATCAATAAGGGTGCTTTGCGTGCCTGCGGGGATAATTACCTGCTCGCGGGTCGCCATGGAATAAATCACACCGTTAATACGCTCCGTCTGAATCAGTGTGCCAGCCGGTACGGTCACACTGTCATTCTGGTTGTTTTTGGTAAAAATGATTTTACCGATCGCACGCGTGGCTTCCTTGCGGGTAAGCTTGAGGGCGGCAGCGAACAGGTCAACGAACGGCCCTCTGGCAGTCATCAGAAACAGATTATGCAGTACATTGTCAGCCAGTGTGTCAACAATCCACACATACGGCGTGATAACCAGCAACTGAATCAGCCGCCAGAATGGCGACATGCGCGACGTATTGGTGATGAGTTTTTCATCATCTGCCACCTGTTGCAGGGTGTCACGTACGGTCTGTTCATCAACCGGCATTCCGCTTTCGCGCAGTATGTTTTTGAAGTCGATATTATTCTGCATAGCGCATCCCCTGGCTTAACTGACCAAAATCGTAGGTATCGGCGGTAACAAGGAGCTGGCCGCGTTGCTCTTCGTCAATAAATACGGAGCCGGGAATGAGGCGTTCATCCTCCTCCAGGAGTATCACCATTTGCGTGAACAGGTCGGCCCTGAGTGTGGGGCTGTTCTCCGCAATCAGACGACAGGGCAGACCACTTTCAATCAGGGCGTGAATCATGTCCTGAGCAATACTCTGGCGGTTGTCACACAAGACCGGCTCACTGGCGGAGTTGAACGTAAGATCGCCGTCAGTAATGAGCAGGTCGATATAAAGTGATTTCGTACTCATTTGTCACCCCGCTGCCAGTTCGCTGTATTCCGCCAGTTGTCCCGGTGTCGCCAGGGTGTCAACGTGCAGTGTGATATCCTGCTTAACGTTGTTATTGGTGACTTTGTCGCCCCGGTTGTTGCTTATCTGGTGACTTACCGGCCCGCCCTGGATGGCGGCGCTACGGTTGCCAGTGATAAGCTCCGGGGCGGGTGTCGGTGCGACGGTCTGTTGTGCGGTGCTGATATTGACACCGGGGATTTTGTTGAGCTTCTCTGCTATCCAGTTCCATGTCCCGGTAAAGGCGCTCTTAATGGAATCCCATATGCCGTCAAAGAGCTTGCCAATTCCAGCTGTGATATTGCCGAATGTGTCGGCCAGCGAGAAATTTTTAAACCAGTTCGTCAGATTGTCCCATCCGGCTTTAATGCTGTTCCATGCATCATCAAACCAGCCCACCACAGCGTTAATGACTTTTAGCAGGGCACTGAAAGCTTCCGTGTCCATGATGGCGGCTTTAATACTGTCCCAGTATTTGATAGCCAGACAGATCCCTACGGCAAGTGCGGCAATGGCGAGAATAATCAGGGTTATGGGACTTATCAGGAGTTGAAGCGCACCGCCTGCGAATGCCGTCGCCACGCCCCACAGGCGCATTGCAACCGCGCCCGCACGTAACACTACGTTCCAGGCTACGATCGCTGCTTTACAGATCCCTGCCCAAAGAGCGACCAGCTTTGACCACACCCAGACGGCTTTTTCCTGAATCCATAGCCCCATCAGGCCAAGACGGGTTGAAAGCAGGGAGGGGCGTAATAAATCCAGGGTGAAGATTAGTCCTTTCCATGCGCCTTTCAGCACGCCAGCAATTCCGCTGAGCCCGGTCATGATAAAGCCGAAGGCCCCCATCGTGATACTGGCAAGCGCCCCTGCTGCGGCAAAGGCGAGGGTCATTGCAGTGATATATCCCAGCCAGCGGGCAATATTGGGGAACGTATCCAGCCATTTCATGAAGGCTTTCCCGCCAGTGATGATTTTTTGCAGGAACGGGGCAAAGACGGGATCGAGCCGCAGACCGATACTGACGCGAACCTGCTCCAGTAAAGAATTAACCTGATCCCACGGGTCAACCATCTTTTTCGCCATTTCGATGGCTTTATCCATGCCTTTGATGTTACCTAATGTATTGATGTTCCGTTTCAGCCCGTCAACATCTCCGGCCAGTAGTTTAATCATGGACACCGCTTCATCGCTGCCAAAGGCTTTTTTCAGCAGGTCTGCATCTGCCACTTTTGACAGATCACCAAACTTTCCTTTAATCAGATCGATGATGCCGGTAATGCTTCTGGCACTGCCGTCCCGGTTGGTAAAGTTCAGCCCCAGCACTTTTTGCGCATTCCCAATCCCCGCCAGGAATGATTTATATTTGGTTCCCGCCTCGCTGCCTGACATGGTGGACTGGAGCTGTCCCAGTACGGCGAACTGTTCAGCGGCAGATACCTTCATTGCCTGCGCGTTGGCACCCAGCGCAGTAAAGGCAGCAGACATTTCATTACCGGTAGTTTTGAACACCTGAACGGCGGTTGCGGTCTGCCCGGCAATTTGTTCAACCCACTGCGTGCGCCCCATCTTCTCTGCGGTATTTTTAAAAACACCGTACATGGTGCCCATATAGTTAGTAATGGTGGCCGTGTCTGATTTGGTGGCTTTGGCGAGAATGGCGGATGCTTCAGTAAATTTTGGCAGTTCATCGCCCTGAAGTCCTGCGATGGCGGACTGGATATCGTAGGCGCTGCGGACGAAATTGCTGGCGCTTTCGCCGTAGTTAATGGCAAACGTCTGTGAAGTTTTACGCAGCTGATCGAGTGTTTTATTTGCCACATCCAGCGAGCTGACTTCGGCCAGCGCGGCTTCCATGTCGCGGGCGGGGTTGACCAGTCCTTTTATTCCCTGAGCAGCACCCCATAACCCGGCCACACCAAAACCGAGACGTTTAAAGTCGGCTGTTGCCTTGTCAGCAAATCCGGTCACAGCCGATTGCGCCTGTTTTAAGGGTCTCGTCAGCTTATCAACCAGACTTAGCGTAAAATCAAGTTCAGCAGCCATTACCCACCTTTAAATGCTCTCGCAATGCCGTTATTGATGGCAATACTCATGTTTTCGAAATAACGGTTGTCCAGCCAGACCGCAGCGGCAATGTCTTCCGGTGTGTCCTCGCCATCCGGTAGCCAGTGGCGGCGCAATACCAGATATTGCGCGTAGCCGTTGCGCTCAATGCCGGACAGTGCCGCCTTTATTTTTTTACGGTGATATCCAGATTGACGGCAAAATCTTCATTGAGTTTTGCTGCCATCTGAAGGGCTGCTCCCGGGCGGTGAATGAGCTTCTCCAGTTTCTCTTTGTCTTCCGGGTGTACGCAGCGCATCAGGTAGTTTTTGGCTGGTGCTACCTTGTTATCCATCGTTATTTCATTCACGAACTTGTTGTAGACAGCTTCGGTCGGGGCGAAGCGAATATCCTCGCCTGCGACGGTCAGGGTGATGATGGTGGTATTTTCGTCTTTCATGCTATTTTCCCCGGTGAGTGGTGCCATTTTTTAATGACATTGTTCAGTAATGTACTGTTGCAGGCCGTTCACTTGTGCAACGACGGCTTTCGCTTCGGCTCTGAGATGCTGATAATCCCGTTCAGCGTCCGGAGTAAGTCGGGCGGCGGTTGCATCAGTTGAGCCGGTGGCGGTGGTATCACGCGTGGCGGCGGGCATACAGACGGCGTGGAGCTGCAACCGGCGACGGCCAGAAGCAAGATCGGCGCGTAACTTTTCGGATTCAGCTTTTGCATTGGCGAGCTCCTTTGTGTATTTCGCATCAAGCGCGGCGTTCTGGCGCTGACGCAGTGTCATGTCGTCAATGGTCTGCTGTCGGGTGTCGGCAAGCTTTACGGCTTTCTGGCGGGCTTTTTCTGCCCTGGTGAAGCGGTTGTGCCAGTGGTCAGCCGTGAAGCCGAGCACGGCCACGGCGACGACCATGAAGACGATAAAGGCGAGCGTTGCGCGTTTCATGTGGCCTTACCTCTGTCCCAGAAACATTGCCCGTTCACGTCCGCGACGCGGGGCCAGAATTGTCGGGTTACTGCCTGCGCGGCTCCATTTCAGGAAAGCATCAGCGGCGGCGGTGTAGTTGCCGGCGTTTAACTGACGGCGAACGGTGGAACCGATAAAAGCGTCAGCGCCGATATTGAAAATCAGGCTACACAACGCGTCATACTGACTCTGGTTCAGCGGAACTGTTACCCGTTCAGCGATGCAGTGCTCCACCCATGACAGATCGTCGCGTAGCAGTCTGTCGGCGGTGTCCTGAGTGATGGTCATGCCCTTGTGAACTGCGACACCATCAACCTTTCCTGTGTGACCTGTACCAATGGTCCATACGCCGCGCGGGTCGGGGTAAGCGGTCAGTTTGCAGTTTTCTTCGCGTTTAAGTGCGGTCAGCCCGTTGTCTGAAATTTTCATTCGTCATTTTTCCCTGCAAATTTCTTTGTGATGAACACACCCAGTGCCCGGATATGTTCAACACCAATAAGGCCAATTGCGGCACCGATACCGACGCGCCAGTCTTCGGCCAGCCATGCGACGGGGACCGGCTTGATGAGGGTGAATGCCGCCACGGCCAGCAGGCAACACAACGGCACCTCAAGCAAAAGACGACGCCAGCTGCGGCCTGTGTAAAACACTCTGAGTGCTGCAATGACGGCAGTCATCAGTAGACTGTCAAGAGGGATATCACCACGTAACCAGTCTTTGATTATCGCCAGCCAGTCGCTCCAGTTGTGGGGAGGGCTTTGCATTGTCTTTCCTATTGGTTCATGATGTCCCGAACATCGGTGGCGCTGAGAACCGGAACACCGTCAATTTTGACGAACTCCGGCGAAGTCACCATAAATTTGATTTTATGGCTTATGTTGTCACCGCCCTTGCTGTCGATACTCAGCAGGTTACTGATCAGCAGTTTGCAACCAAAGGCTTCCACCCTGAGTTCTGTCTTTGCTGCACGGGCAAAGAAGAGAAAGTCGGCTTCTTCGATGTCGCGCCAGCTCCCTGCTTCACGCGCGGCTTCGCCAAGAAGCTGGAAGTTAACGGTATCCAGTTCAATTTCACCGCCAGCTTCCACGTCGCCGCGTACCCAGCCATCAGGTACACCGCGCTCCTGGATGGCTTTGGTGTTGTCGGTAATATCAAGGGTGGCAGTTTTTACGTGAACGATGCGGCCATTAAATGACACGTCAAAGCTCATGCCACTGATGCGTTCGGTGCTCATGGGTTACTCTCCGCTTTCGTCCAGCATGATGCTGATGGTGATTTCTTTCGGGCAGTTATACGGGCGAACCACGATCGCAATCTGCACTTTGTCTTTTTCCGGCCATGAGATTTTTACGTCGCCGTCGCGCGGTGACATGCAAAGGCCAGGGAATACCGTGCCGTTGATTTTCAGGCTCTTTGCGCCGTCGCGCATGGGCTTCGCAAAAAGCTGTTGGTGCGCGGCCACACTTGCCGGGGTGGAGTTCAGTGAGCGATCGGCGATTTTTGGGATAGCCAGCAAACGCACCTGACGGGCCATTTCATCGGCAACGCGCAGATATTCGATAGCCTGATAATCGCCACCGTCCACATCGAGCGTGACGCCGTCGGCCCAGTAGTAACCTTCGTAGTCGGGATACCACGTTGGTACGCTGAAACGCGCCCTGTTCAGGGCCCTGATGGTGGCAGTGTCCAGTTCGCGCTTGTCGCTGTCCTGCGGTTTATCGTTGCGGCCCATATTGACCAGTGCGCCGGTTGCAACACGGGCGGGGGAATCAGCGATCGTCACTGACGGATTGCAAAGGCGACCGGCCAGTATCCCCGGCTCATTGCCGAACAGCATCGGGGTAAGCTGCACCGCGTAAGCGGCAATGTCTTTCTGTAGTCCGGTTATGGCGGTGACGTATTCTGACCACTTCTCGCCTGTTCCGCAGCCGCGAACAGCCAGGATAAACCATGTCCAGCGCTGGAAGGTGTTATTGAGTTCGCTGCGCAGTTGCTGCGCTTTGTTGATATCGTCACCTGAGGCGTTAGCGCGAACAACGACAACGCCTTCCACCGAGAGGGTGGCCTGTGCATCCATAACCACATCAACCCACGTTCGGGTCCGACCAGAAGGCTGGGGTGTCTGCACGGTTGCCAGCCAGATCATGGCATTTTGTCCGGCATTATCCAGAAACGCCTGCACGTTACTGCGCAACAATGAATCCTTTGTTCCTAGCAGCGAGTCAAGATCGGTTTGTGCTGTAACCGGTGTCGGGAGAATGGCTTTTGTGTGCTCGCCCACCATCAGCAGGGTGCAGGCGATCCCACGCTTGCTTCCGCTGTGGGTGTTGAGCTGATTAATCGTGACCTGTGGAAACGTCATGGGTTATTTCCTCTTAATGTCCTGCGGCTTTGTCTGCCAGCCATAATTAATGCCCTGCAACTGGCGGGACAGTATCCGTGCAAATTCCTCGTTACTGACACCAAGGAACTGACGGGGTGGGATGGTTATCGTCCAGCAGCTTTTGGATGGTATGCCTTCCATGCTGCGGATAATCACGCCTGCCTGCCCTTTCGTGAGCGACGTCCGGATATCTGCCGTTGATGGTTTGCGGCGCGTCCCCTTTTTTTTGCCGCTCACCGTATAGCCCAGCTTGCGCAGCTTTATCGCCTGACGGCGGGAGCAGGGTTCCTTATTGGCTTTTTCCATCGCGTCGGTTTTCAGCTGCGATGCGTTCACTGTGAACGTAACGCCATGGCTCTGGATATATCCCACTGCACCTACGCTGATTTCCCTGTGATTGTGGGGCTGGCGATAGCTCCTGCCTGCTGCGTATATACGCACCGATTCTGCTGATGGCATGTCGTGCACTTTCAGAAATTTAGGGAGCCCCTTCAGCAGCGGTCTGTTGCCGTAGCGGCGTTCTGCAAAACTGCTGCCATCAACATTCTTTTGTTCGCGAACATGGCGCTTTGCGGCCGGAATAACGCCGCGTTTTGCGATACGCTGCAGCAGACGCTGTCGTTTTGCCGGGGGGATCTCACCGTTGGCCAGCATTGTCTGCAGTTGCTTAAGCTGCGTCCGGTTAAGTTCGCCGTGCAGGGAGATGTCCATTGTTTATTTCCCTGCCCTGATGGTGGATACAGTGATATTTTCTGCCACCCAGATCTCTGGCTTATCCAGCCGGTAACGGATGCCGCCCATCATGATAAAACCGGCCTCGTCCGGGATCAGAATGATGGGGTCAGCGAGAGGCATACTGACAGTCACTTCTGCAATGTTGTCGTCCGTGGGTTCGATGTTGACATCCGGCGCATCAAGCTCAAGCTGGCTGTAGTAGTCATTAGCCTGTTCGTCCCGCCAGACAAGCAGGGCGCATAACAGCAAATCAGGGTCAACCTGACGCCATGGCCAGCGCTGCCAGTCGAACACGGCGTTGTACTGGCGAATACCCATTCTTATCTGTCCAAGCCCCATGTCTTTCTCAGCGGGCAAAAGACGAATATCACTCATCCACGAATCAAAGCCGGTATTGTCAAACACGGAAATGTCAAACGCCTGCCGCAGATATGCATAAAGGCTGTCGAACTGGCTCATAAGATGTACACCCCCACACGGCCTGCGCCCTGGATAGCACGCAGCACAAAGGCCGCTTCAGCAAGCAGGGTTTCGCGGGTGTCATTACTGTCGATATTGCTGTCGGCGTGGCGGGTGTTCACCGCCGTAAACTCACCGAGAAGATCGGCTTTGGCGCGGGCAAAGACCGCTTTTTTGTACTGTGCGCAAAGGGCGCTTTCTCCGTTAAGTTGCGGGCCTTCCACGTCCGCCGCCTGCGCTGTTCCCTGCACTACGTAGCGGGATTTCACACCGGTCAGTGCGGTGTTCACCTCAAAGACGGCAGACAATAACGCCTGTTCTGCCAGTGATGCAGGGATATCCAGTGGGATAGTTCGGCTTCTGCGAAAATCAGCCATGACCAGATCCGGCCAGAAGCCATCATTTTTAAGCATGCCTGTAGCAGTGTCTGTGTTCTGGTCTGTGCTGTAGCCTGGTTTCAGGTTCATGACTGATTCTCTGTGTAGGTCAGGTCGGGCGAACGGTTCCGTGGCATGACTGACGCTTGTGCGTGTCATCCTCACCGTGCCCGCCTGAAGCCGTGGGGCTTTCGTTATACCGCCCGTAATGCGCGCAGACGGGCGGCTATTTTGTTTTGTATGGCGCGAACACCTGCTTTGGGGGTGGTGCTGTGCGCACGGGCCATCCACTCATCGGCGCTACGTAGTTTCGCCACGTCGTAAATGGCGGCCGGGGTTGTCGGTTTGCCATCGCTGTCCCGTAACAGGTTAAGACCGGCGAATTTGTACCATCTGGCAACTATATCTTCGTGCAGTGTCCAGTCTTTTTCGATATGGCTCATCACGCGGCTGAAATAGGGCTCGACGGAAAGGCCTTTATCAAACTGAATCTGTGCCCACTGCATGACCTCATCGGCAACGAACGTTGGCAAATCACGGTCAAAGCGTGGTGGCATGGGTTGATTCTGCCCGATGGCGATATCGGCCCATTCCAGGGCTTTGTCCATTTCGCCGGTATCAAACAGCCAGACGATGCACCAGGTAAACGGGATGTATTTGTACTCCTCGCCGCTTTGCAGCCACGCCTCAATCGTCGGCATCCAGCGCGGCAGCAGGGATTCACGCTTGAATGCCACACGATCGGCGTTGGTGGCGCAACTGCTCACAGCCCTGCAGTCGATTTCCAGTTGCGCCAGTTGCAGATGAAGACTGTCGCGTACGGTCAGTGCCTCGTGGCGTTCCATCGCCTGCTGCGCGGCCAGTCTGGCTCTGAACTTTTGCGCCGGAGTCTGCATACGTCAGACCGTTATGCTACCTGGTTTGGTTTCGCATGTTCAGGTGATGGCAGTCCCGCCAGTTCAATGTTGTCAAATGAACCGTAGAGTGCGTCATATTCCACGGCGCAACCCTGCATACGCAGCCAGTTGTTTTCGAAGCGTTTGCGGTCATCAATCCATTCAGCACGGCGTTGCTGTGTTCCGCGCTGGAAGTACATATGCAGATTCCAGAGCGTGGTGACAACCAGGCGGTTATCCGGCATAAATGGCGGACTGAATGACTTGCGTCCGGCGATCTCACGGTTGATAAGCTGGGCGGCGACTTTTTCTGTCGGGCGGTCGATGCGGTTCAGCATACTGACCGTATCTGCTGCGATAATGTTCTGTGATACCAGTACAACCAGATCCGGGTGTTGACGGAATTCGGGTGGAATGCAGGTATTAATTACATCGGCGGCAATAGCATCAACAGACGTAAAATCAGCCCCGGTTCCTGTACGGTTCAATACGACCTTGTCAGTAATGATCTGTTTTGGTGTGCGCGCTTTAACAATCTGATGCCATCCCGGGTGAATATCTTCCCCGTTCGGGCAGGTATCAGGATTGGTTTCATCTGCGGCATGCGTACCGTTCAGTGCCACGCGTAACAGGTCGTTGGTGACTGACTTGTAAAAGAACGCCTGAAGACGGTTATAGAACTCGTTTTCGGTGCCTGCGTTTGCCCAGTTGGTCAGGGTGGTGTAGTCCAGGAATGAACCGGAATCCACTTCGTAAAGCTTGTACTCGTTGCCTTCACTCCCCAGCGCTTTATTGAAGCGTCCGTCTTTCTTGCGCCCGGTATACAGCCCCGGAATTCCGGTACTGACTACCTGGCCGACAAGCTGTTCGACCAGCATGACGGTGATCTTGCCCATGAACGGGTCGGCATTCTCAATCAGGGCATCGCGTAGCAGGGTTTCACGTGGTGGGCTGATGGTAAAAAACTGTTGTGCTGTAAATACGCCATTGGCTTTTGCCATCGAAATGGCGTAATTACGCAAAAACTTTTGCGCCTGTGGTGATAACATCTGTGCGGCCATTGGTTTTTCTCCGGTTGGTCCTTTTGTCTGTTTTTCTCAACGACCGCTTACAGCGGTTCAAACTGCGCGGGTTGTTCGCCGGGGGCTGCGCCCGGCGTCGGTGTGCGCTGGCTTTCAATGACCGAAAAACGCTGGCTCAGATTTTCGATTGCACTGGTAAGCGTTGTCAGTGTGGCGGCGTCGGCCTCATCATCTTTTTCCGTCTTCCGGGTACTGAAATTCTGCGCTGCGGCTGGCGCTGGCTGTTGTCCGCCATTACGGGCGGCGATACGTGCCTGGAGTTTTGCGGTTTCAGCATCCTGTGGCTGCACCGTAAAGGTGTTAAGTGCGGTCTGTAGCTCCGTCACGGCGGTGGTGTAGTTCTGGCGTGCCGTGTCGTCTTTCGGGTTGATGGCCAGTGTGTCAGTGGCAACGGAAAGCTTTTCACTCAGCTCCGCAACGTGATTAGCGTGAGCGCTGAAATCCCCGGTTACTGGCTGTGTGTCTGCTGTTGCGGATGCCGTGGGCTGCGCCGGTGCGGGTTGCTGTGCCTGTGGTTGCGTGTTCGCCTGCGCGTCAATTTTTGCCGTCAGAGTGACAATCTGGGCTAGCAACTGGTTCGCCTGTTCTTTAGTCATGGATTTATCCTCATGATGGTTTGTTGGGGTGTCAGCGACCAGCGTCAGACGCCCAAGACTGAACATTTCAATATTTCCAGCGGCGGCATACTGCGGACGTGAGCCCTGTGTGTTGTTTTCCACTGATTTGATTTCCATGCGCTGGGTTCCCAGACTTGCCGGACTGTCGGTTGCTGCCAGCCCGTACAGATAGGTTTGCCCGGTGTTGGCATAGTTCTCCCAGAACTCGCACGAGGTAAAGAGCTTCTGGCCGCGATCGTTAAGGTTAACCAGCGCCTGGTTAGGCTCCAGCTTCGCCATAAGGCGCAGTCTTCCGGCGTCTTCTTTAGCCGCCAGCTCGGAAACAAGCCCCAGATTGGGGGTAAATTCTCGCTCCTGAAGACTGTATACGGGGTGATTAGGCCAGATCATCGCTGTGTATCTGGCGGTGCTGTAGTTGTCAGCGGCCTGCTGGATCATTTCGCGGGTAATGGGGCGACCGTCGATGGCGTAGCCTTCGGTTGCTATGCATATCCAGTCAGTGGTGTATTTCTGCTTTGCCATTTCATTACCGCTTTTTGATGTATCTGGCGGTATTATTGCGGCTGTTTTCGCGGGTTTCATTCGTTCTGAATCCGGGCTTTTCGTATATGATTTTATGTGCGAAAAATGCCAAAATTTAACGATATTTCAGAGTGTTATTGCTCTTTATGATGGGCGAATGAAATATACCGAAGAAGTCAGGGACGCTGCCCGCGCCCTGTATCTGAAATTCAGTACACCAAAAGAGATAGCGGCCACGCTGGGGCTTCCTGTGCGTACCGTTTATAACTGGGCTGTCCGGGGGCAATGGAATGAAATGTTACCAGCCGAGTCGGTGGAAGTGGCTGTCGCCCGGCGAGTGGAACGACTGACCTGCAAGGATGGTAAAAGCGAGCTTGAGCTTGAAGAGCTGCGCTTCCTGATATCCCAGCACGTCAGGCTGATGGCGCAGAAGAACAAACATGCTGAACGGATGGAAGAGATCCGGGCGATGGTCAATACCGGCGTGGTGGTCAATGATGGCCGACAGGGTAGCAGTGAAGAAGGGAATGACGAAGGTGGTAAAAAAAGGAAGCGACTACGTAAAAATGATGTCGGCGGACTGACAAAAGAAATATTTGATGAAAAAGCGAATGGTCATCTGTTTGAATATCAGCAATATGTGCGTGAGCACGGCGACGAACTGTTCCGCTTCATTCTGAAAGGGCGACAGGAAGGATTTACCTACTATTTTGCATGGGAAGGGTTTGAAAAGGCCGTTCTCACGGGCAAGAATCAGATATTCTTTTCCGCCAGTAAACCCCAGGCGGAAGTTTTCCGTTTCTATATTCTCAGTATTGCGCAGCAATTCTTTGGTGTCGAGCTTAAAGGCAACCCGATTCGCCTCAGCAATGGTGCGATACTGCGTTTTCTGGCGACCAATCCCAATACGGCGCAGTCCTACAGTGGCGACCTGTACGGGGATGAGGTCTTCTGGATACCGAAATTTGCCCGCCTGCATGAAGTGGCGTCAGCGATGGCGACGCATGACGAATTCCGTATTACCTACTTTTCAACCCCCAGCGCTAAAACGCACCAGGCTTACAGGCTGTGGACAGGGGATGAATGGAAGGGCGACGATCCGAAACGTAAGGCGGCGGAGTTCCCGACCAGCAAGGAATTGCGTAAAGGTGGACGGGTCTGCCCTGACGGGATCTGGCGCTATGTCATCACTATGGAGGATGCGTGCGCTAAGGGACTCAGTGCCAGAGTTAACATTGAGAAGCTGCGTAACCGCTACAGCGCCACGGCGTTTGCCATGCTGTACATGTGTGAGTTCACTGACTCCCGCGACACAGTATTTAAATTCTCAGACCTTGAAAAATGTGAGGTTGAGTTCGGCATCTGGCAGGACTTCGACCCCTCCGCATTACGGCCTTTTGGTAATCGTGAGGTGTGGGGCGGTTTTGATCCGTCACGAACGGGTGATAACTCAACATTTGTTATTGTGGCCCCGCCTGTTGAGTCTAAAGAAAAATTTCGCGTGCTGGCTGTCTACCAGTGGGTGGGGCTTAACTTCACCTGGCAGGTTAAGCAGATTGAAGAATTAATGAAACGCTACCGGTTTACGCATATCGGGGTGGATATCACGGGTATTGGCCGGGGTGTTTATGATCAACTGGTACGCTCCGCACCGCGTGAGGTGATGGGGATTAACTACAGTGTTGATAATAAAAATAAACTGGTGCTTAAGATGATTGACCTCATTGAGCGGCGACGTATCCAGTGGGTGAAAGATGCGGTTGATGAGGTGACAAAAGAACGTGCCGATATCCCGCTGGCATTTATGGCCATCCGCCGTGTAATGACTGCCAGTCAGAACGCAATGACGTTCGCCGCCGAACGCAGCGAAACGACCGGTCACGCGGACGTATTTTTTGCCATATCGCACGCGGTCTGTAATGAACCGCTCGACTATGAATATGACCGCCCCTCGGTGTGGGCATTCGGGAAGGCTGCATGAGTAAACGTAAAAGCGCACGCCTGCGTAAACGGGCACAGACAGAAAATTTTACTCCCGGACGCGGCAATATTATCACTTTCGGGGAGCCGGAACCGATACTGACTACCGGCACGGAATACATCAACGTCTGGTATAACGGTAGCTACAACTACTGGACACTACCAATAGACAGACTTGCGCTCGCGCAGTTGCCGAATCTTAACGCCCAGCATGGCGGCGTACTGTATGCACGCAAAAATATGGTGTGTGCCAGCTACCAGGGGGGTGGACTGACGACCGATCAGATGGAAATGGCTGTCTTTGACTACCTGCTGTTTGGTGATGTGGCCATTCTGAAGGTCCGTAACGGGTGGGGACGGGTGGTGGCGCTGGCACCATTACCGTCTTTGTATCTGCGTCGCAGCAAGCAACTTGATTTTATCGTGTTACAGGAGGGCGAGCCGCTGGTCTATTCGCCGTCTGATGTTGTGTTTTTACGTATGCATGATCCGCGACAGCAGATTTATGGACTGCCTGATTATATCGGTGGTATTCATTCAGCGTTACTGAACAGTGAGGCGACCATTTTCAGACGTCGCTACTATCACAACGGTGCGCATATGGGGTTCATCATGTACGCGTCCGACCCGAATATGTCTGTTGAGGCTGAAGAAGCTATACGTAAAAAAATAGAGAGCGGTAACGGGCTTGGGAATTTCCGTAACATGTTTATCAGTATCCCAAAAGGGCAACCGGACGGGATTAAAATTATTCCGGTTGGGGATATTCAGCAAAAAGATGAGTTTTCAAATGTGAAGAATATCAGCGCTCAGGATGTTCTTACGGCGCACCGCTTTCCGGCTGGTCTTGCCGGTATTATCCCGCAAAATGCGAGCGGACTTGGCGATCCCGATAAGGCAAGGACAACCTATGGACGGGATGAAGTGACACCTGTCTGCCGTAAATTCATGCAGGCTGTGAACAGCGATCCCGAAATCCCCCCGTCGTTACACCTTAATTTTACGCTGGAAGATGTGGAAAATGTGGTGTCTGCGCTGGCTGATGAAAAATAACCCGAAAAAGACTATATTACCCCTGCAACCGGTCAGATTGTGGGGGGGTTATGGCGGGTGTGATGAAAATTGAATGTCCGGCGTGTCACTGCCGGGCGGCTATACGCAAAACTGCATGGCAGGATGACGCAAAAACGCTGGCGGTAGTTTATTGCACCTGCACTAATTCTGACTGCAATATGCGTTTTTCGCTCAATCTTTCCGATCTTCGCGTGATTTCACCCAGTGACCTGCAAACTGATGGTGTCGTTAAAGCATTGCTCCAGCGCCTTAAACCAGACGAAAGGCAAATGGCACTGGATATTCTGCTCAGTGATGGCGCGTAAGTGCCATTCTGTGGGGCGGTGGATCTTCCGCTTCCTCGCCCTGACAGACTCACCGCTATGCGGTTCGCTAATCAGGGGCTGCGGCGAGCGGTTTTGCACAATATGATCCAGTACAGCAACAGAGAGATTTAGTTTTATTCGAAGCTGGCAAGAATCTGTTCTCGAACAGAAGATTTCATCGTTAACCCACGATCCAGGAAAAATTGGAAATGCATTAAGGCTTGTTGTTTGTGGATAAATCTCCTGCGCACAGCCTCCTGGAGTAGCCCTCCGTGGCGGGCGGCTTTTACACCGCGTTCCGCACACGTTTTATAAACCGCATTATCCGCCGAAAGACATGTTGCATCATGTATTCTCGCGTTAACAACGCAGCTTATGTCCGCATACTTCAATGCTCTCCTGCGATTTTTTATCTCAGCCATTTCAATAAAATGTTCAGGTTCGTAATCATTGGTGAAATTGTATGGAAGTTGCAGGCGTGTAAGCTGTTCCTGAACATCAAGATTGTATTTAGCTTTTAGTTCCTCGCAGACATAGGGGTCAATCCACACACCACCCGGGTAAATTTGCCAGATAAGATCTAAGCATTTACCTTCGTAAAAATCAGACAGTACATTCGTATCGATAACACATCTGGGGCATTCAAACGGCATCCTCTCCGGCCTCCTGTTCGTCGTACCATTCATCCAGAAGATTGCTGAGAGCTTTTCTGTCTAATTCTAAAAGTTCAGATATGAAGGTTTCCGACGCGGAACCGGCTTCCCATGCTTTACGCGATAAGACGGTTAGGCGACCTTTATAATTTAGTGCTTCCCTTATGGGATTTGGCTCGTGTCTCTTCCAGCCTTTACGATTGGCGGTTGCCCATAGGTATCTAGTGTTTTGCTGATTAATTAAATTACATTTACTAAGACGCTCAATGATGCAAGTGGCTGATACTCTGAAAATGCTTTTTAGTCTAAGGACGGTTTCCTCATACGCCCATCCACCACCTTGCATGACGAATTGTTTTCGCAACGCGCTTTCTGGTACCAAAAAACAAGCAGCAAAGTGATTAGCAACTTTTTCTTCCGGTGAAATTGCTTTGCCATTAGTTTTATAGCTTTTAGCAGGGCCATCATACTCATCACGGTGGAAGATAAGATGAGCATATTCATGGCAAATACTGAAGATTTGACGTTCTATTGAAATGCTGTCGTGAACATTTACATAAATCGCGGTACCGTATTTGTTCGAAAACGCAGAAAATCCGAATACCATCCCTTTATCGGTTTCCTCGCGATTGAACGGGATCACTCGAATATCCGATGCTTCCAAAATGGCTACAATGTCACCAACGCAAGTAGCGTTTCCCATACCAAGACGGAAACGTTCTTCCATAGCCTTATCTTCGACTCTTCGCAAATCTTCTGCTTTGGCGGTAAAAACAGGCATTGAGTTAGGAAGATCTTCTGGCAAATTAGCATCAGCAGCTTCCTCAATTGCATTGATATTTTTTAACTTTTCAATCAACTCATTGCGAAGTCTGGCATCCAACAAATCCGGACTATCTGCTCGCATTGCAAAACGAAACTCGCCATCATCTTGCTCATAAAAATACCCGACAGGCTTATCGAAAATCTTGCAGAGCATGATGAGTTGGGTAACGCTTGGGACGCCTAGCGCCTGCTCAAACTTACTGTAGGTTTGACGAACAACACCGATCGCATCTGCGACGGCGCTTGCACTCATTCCTGCGTCGTTTCTGGCCTGAACCAAGCGTTCTGCTATACGCTGTTGAATGTTCATACGTCACCTGAATTTAACAATGGTGGCTCTTATGGGTTTAGATTGGTTAATTATTACTAACATTATGAATGGAGAGTTGCAAAAATCATAATTAAATTATGCAAATTTCATGGAGTGTGATGTGGTGTGGGTTCACACTCTCTGCTGATTACATCCAGGGCGGTTTCCGCCCTGGCTCTGCTTACTCAGGAAATAACGCCCGGATATTTCCGGCCATCTGACTGGTTATCTGTGCGGTTGGTACTGGCTGTGGCGTGGGCGTTCTGCCCTGTTTGCGCCCTGACCTATGCAATCCGCGCCGGATTCATATGGCACATGTTGTGTCTTTTTTCTGCATGGTAATGAGCTTTGTTCTCGTTAAACGGTAACACCTCATTCAGCCCGGCACTTCTGAAATCAGCGTGTAATTGCTCCAGTACTGTTTCTTTATCAGCACCCGTTAATTCGAGATAATCCCAGAGGCTGGCGCATAAACCACAGTTTCGCGAAAATATTCTGCCTGGATTTGCTCCGTTTTTCAGCCACAAATCATAAGTAATATAAAATCCGTGAAGTTGTTGCCTGATACTTTCTTTGATTTCCTGCGCTGGCACGGTGCCTGGTAATTGCTCTCTCATTGTGAATCTCTCCTGTGTTGTGCCGGTCTGGCGCATGAATGGCGCTGCGGTAAAAAGACCCTTTGCGTCAGTGCGGCCTTGCGATTGACGGCAGTCAGCGTTCTGGCCAGCGCGACATTGTGTTTGCGGGTCTGCTCTTCGTGGTACTTCTGCATGATTTTCCCGGCCGGCGTGAGTGGTTCCGGCTCTTCCGGTGAACGGCGCGGACGAACGGCAACTATCCAGCTCTGATATTCACTGCCCGGTCGCCTGTTAAGTATGTCGGTGATGGTGGTTGTGGTGGTGCGATCGGGGCTGGCCACCGTGATTTCCAGTTCGTCCCCGGGCTGTGGTCTTGTGGCTACGCCTCTCAGTGTCATGGCTGGCGTGCGCTGGCGCATAACGGCGTCGAACTGCTGACGCTGCATGGTGCAGTGAAATCGCGTCATGATCTTACCTCCGCTGACGACTCCTGTGTGATGACGATGCGGCGGGTTGTGGCGCTCCAGTACGCGATACGCCCGTCGCCCGGGCGAACGCGGGCACCGTTACTCACGGAAATAATGGCTGCGTCAGGCAGCTGCACACCCAGCGCGTCGAGTTCGCGGGTGATTTGTGCGATGGTCGTGGTGTCGACAGGCACGACAACCTCCACCCTGACAGGGGTGTCTGATGCTGGTCTGGTGTTATTTTGTCCGGTATCCGTGGCGGGCGGCTGATTTTTAAGCTGTCTGATGAGCTGTTTCCGCTCGTAATGGCTCAATCCCTGCAACCATTGTGTCAGGCCATTTTCCGGAAGTGTCAGACGTTTCTCCTGCTGCCTGTTTTCTGTGCCGGTTCCGGCTGTTTTTTCGTCGCCGGGACAGTTATTGCCACGAGTCCAAGGGGCGGCAGGGCCGCCCTGAAGGTCAAAACCATTTTCGCGGGCGCTGTCTTCCGCTTCCGGTTTACGTCTTACCAGCTTCCAGTTGTCCGGATGCGTGCACACACGGGAGGATTCCCCGATGAGTGGCGACCAGATCCCGTAAATCTGTACGCTCTGTTCGCCGTAATCGTTCAGCTCATCTGCGAGGTCGTAGGCGGTGCGAATCAGGTAGTCCTTACGTGGAACAAGTACGCCGCCCTGTTTCTCTATGTAGGTGGCAAAACACCCGGCATCAGCGGCAGCAAGAACCGCATCCATTGCGTCATCCTTCAGCCGTTGCGGGCCTTCCGGGTTGCGTGCCATCTGGCTGGCAAGGCGGCGCAGTTCACGCCATACCTGACGGGAGGGGATGCCAAAGAACTGGAACTGGCGGACCCGGTGAAGGCGCGCCCAGCCGATGGCGCGTTCCACGCTTTCTGCCATCGTCTTTCCTGATTCGTCGTCGATGCGCGGTTTGCCTGTTTTCGGGTCAATGCCATCCACGGCGTGGCTGTCCAGGTTCTTTCCGATGTAGGTGGCGATATAGCTGGTCGGCGTACCTTTCGAACCGTCGACGTACTCCGCCTTAAAGCGCGGAGTTATGTCATCGCCCAGCTCGTGGCGGTCTTCACGAATGGCAATATCGCGGGCGATGGTCACGATGCTGTCGATTTCTTCAGGATGTGCAAAGACCATCATATGCCAGTGCACCGTGCCGTCATGGTGAGGCTCCACCGTGCGGATGCCATACCAGCGCAGGCCCTTGCGGTCCAGTCTGTTACGAACGGCTTTAAAAAAAGTGTTAACCAGATAATCACTGGAATCGCGCATGGTAGCCCCGTTCCATTTGGGGTTCGGATGACCGTTCTCCGTTGTTGCGTGGTATTTTGACGGGCAGGTGACAGTCAGAAACACCGCTTTGTCGCCACGGGATTCGGCTATAAGTTCCGCCCCTTTCATGGTGGCCATCATTTCTGCCTTACGGTGAACCGGGTTACTTACTCCCGCGTAATACACTGTCTCGAGATCAATCGTGAACCCGTCTTCATTTTCCAGCATGAAACTTTTCAGGAAATCGCGTGTTTTCTCGCGCTGTGCGCGAAACTCACTTAACGCGTCCTGGCTCAGATAGGGCGATGTTTTTCTGGAAACCAGACAGGCGGCGCGGAGTTGTTCTTCTCTCCACTCGCAACGTAAAAGCCACAGTTTGCGTTTCCACCAGTCCGCACAGGTCAGGCGAAGGATTGCGCCCGGCAGCAGTTCCGTGTCCGGTTCGTTCTTGCGGTCTTTGTCTGTTGTCAGCGCGTCATAATGTGGAGGCATGGCGTGCAGGTGTAGCGCCATGCGGGCCAGCATCTGATACGCCTTCAGTGCCACCTCCATGGTCAGCTCGCCATCTCTGGCACCGAAACCATCACAGAGTGTTTCAAAGGAGCTGCTGAACATTGCCGCCGTCATGGTGCCCAGCGTCTGTATCTGGTGCTTGTTAAGCTGCGGCAGGTACAGCAAATCGTCCAGGCGTTCGCGTCCGGCAAGGGCGCGATAACCCGGTGTCAGCCAGCGGCTGTCGGTGCGGTCCAGTCGTTCGAATATTTTGCGCAGGGTTCCGCGCGCGTAGCCCTCTGATGGTCGACTCTTTTTGCCTTTCTGGCGGTCAGATTCCTGCTTCTTACGTAAAAAAGAGAGGCGGCGGCTCAGAGGTTCACGCAGATAAACAGGTAGCGCCTTTAGTGTGACAAATGCACGGGCCACCGGGTCTTGTTCTGTTGCCTGGCGCTTGCTGATGATGCTTTGTGTTACCTTCTCGCGCCGTTCGTCCTCATCGAGGGCGACCATGAGTTTTTTACCCATGTCTGACTGCACAAAAAAGGCTTCTTCTTCCGCCTCCCTGACTTCCTGTGCTTTCAGATCTGCTTCCTGGTAGTAGCGTATGGCCTGTTGCAACGGGGTTTCAGGCGTAGGCTGATACTTCGCAAATGTGGCTGGGTCAATGGCCTGCCGTGGTTCGTTCCAGTCCCAGGTAAATTCACTCATGGTTGACACCCTGTCACGCGTTGCCATTCCTGCGAGAAGAGGGCAGAAAGACGGTTAAACTCAGTGGTGTATTCACTCAGCGAGGCACACCCGCCAGCGGTGCGATGCGCCAGCATTGCTGCAAACACGGAGGCAGGGGAGTTGTAATACGCCAGCAGGGAGTCGCCGTGTGGTGTCAGGGTGTACAGGGCCAGACCGTGTGGTGTGAAGTCCACGCGGTAACAGTCGTCCACGATGAAATAAAGGGGGCCTGCGTTCTCTGGTTTTGTGGTGCGAGCCTGGCTGGCGCGGGCACGGAGATAGAAATCAAACATTGCCTGAAGTTTTGGAGCCAGACGGGTGTCCTGTGTGCGCACCCATTTTACGAAGTCATGACGGTCAATCATGCTGCACCTCGCTTTGTTAAAGATGTGCGAAGGCCTCCCGCCGCAAGGTGCAGGAAAGGCCCGGAACAGGAATTAATGGAGTTTGTTTTGCTGCTGGATGAGCTGTTGAAGCTCGTGCAGATCATCCGCCAGATAGCTGAATACAGCGGCGCAGTAGCTGTCTGACAGCGCGTGGCTGCGTTCATGCAGCATATTGATGTGCATGATTTGCGCGACGCGTGATGCGCGGAAAAGTCTGCGGTTGATTTCAGTCCGGATGTGACGACGCGCAGCGTATGCGCGCTGTTGTTTGCGGTTTGCCATGATGTGGCCTCTATGTGTGTAAGTTTTGAAAACTCACCATCCAGAGCTGCGAAACTGTGGGTGGCGAGACGTACGAGGTTCGCAGTACCGGCAAACATAGAACCCGGCCCGACCGAAGTCGGCCCCGTACGCCCCACCATAATTCGTGTGCGAAAAAGATGTGGCGATACAGTACGCACAAAAAAACCGCTGGCGCGGTTGTGCGCTATGTTTGTCAGCGGGCTGCGAAACCCGGCACCCGTTTTATGAGGTGCAGCGGAAATGTAACCTGACTGATTGCGACATGGCAAGCGGTTTTTTTGTGTGTGCATGATGATCACTCAGTTCGGCAGCAGTTCGTACAACAGGGCGTCGGCGGCGGTCCGGCGGTTGTAGAGGTGAAACGCCGTATCATCGCTGATGTGCATTTGCATCGTGATGTTGATGTGTTTCGCGATTATGCAGAACGTCATGTTGCGTCTGTCGCGTAGCTCCGTAACCAGCTCAGCCAGACGATCGCTGTATCTGGTGCAATGGTGGCTCTCGCCGCATTTCTTAAGGCTGTAACCCCGTTTATGCAGTGTGTACCTCACGGTGCACTCGCTGCGTCCCACCTTCCGGGCCAGTTCCCGTGCGGTTTTTGCGTGACGGTTTTTGGTGAGAAAGGCGATGGCTTCTGCACTCAGCGGTGCTTTTCTCTTGCGACCAATCAACCCGCGATTACGTAAAAAAAGAATCCGGTGCATCACTGCGCTGCGGGTTCGCTGAAGTCGTTCAGCCATTTGCCATGTGCTGTGATCCTGATAAAGCGAGATAAGCAGTTCGTCTTCCTGTTGTGTCCAGGCACTGACGTGCTTCGGTGCTTTACCTGGTCCCCCCATTGGTTTCAGAAACATGATTTGGCCTCCTTACGGCTTTCTGGTGTGGAGATGATCAGATTCAGTTTCAGGGCGGTGGCGTGTTCCTCTTTTGCCCCCGGCGAGTCCTCCCAGCCATCCAGCAGGTAAATCACATCGGCACAGTGCAGCATGGCGCTCCCGATAAGCATGTAGTCCCTGTATCTCAGCCCGTCAGGGAGTGTTGCGGGGTTGAGTACGGTATGACCCTGCATCCTCAGGCGGGTCGCCGTCATGGTGAAGGCGGTGCGGTTGAAATCAGGCTTCCCCGTCATGGGGCCAGCGATATAGATAACGGCCATTACATGATCTCCGTGGTGGGGTGTGGAGCGGGAATGTGAGACAGCCAGCCCGCATTGACATCCCGGATCCGGACCTCACGGGCTGGCGGATAAACACCAATCACCTCTTTTGCCTGCTGGCGTGCACTGCTGCTGGCAGCCACAGCGCGGCGAACGCTCAGGGTGTGCAGCTCAAACGAGGAATAGATCTGCCGGGTTTCGGAGGTGTCACTGTTGGAGACCACCGGGTGGATACCGTAACGCTGCCAGGCGTTCATCATGAGCGCCGCAAGGTCACGGTGGTCTTTGCGGGTAAATGCCCGGCCGTTGTAGTGAGTGAACGCCTCTTTACCGTCCGGTGGCAGGTAGGGCGGATCGCAGTAAATGGCGATATCGCCGTGCACCGAAGAAAAACGGCGGATCTCAGCCGGCATTGTGAAGGCTGTACGGAAATCCGCGTGAATAAAGCGGGTCCGGGTCTCGTTGGCTTTATCAGCAAACAGGCGCATTTCCTGGCAGGGGAAATAAGGCATGCGGTGTTTGCCGAATGGCACATTGAATTCGCCTTTTTGGTTGGTGCGGTACAGGCCGTTAAAGCAATGGCGGTTCAGGTACAGAAACAGCGCTGCCCATTCCAGGGATTCGCCGCGTAATCTGTCGGTGGCCAGCGCGATGGTGTTAAATGCCCCGCGATGGCGTTTGTAGGCTTCCGGTGTGCCGCCATCCTTAAAGAGCGACCATGCACGATCCATTAATTCCGTGGTGTTGGTCGTCAGTTGCTGGTAGAAATTAATCAGCGCGGGGTTGCTGTCACACAATACGTAATAGTCATAATCCGTGTTCATGAAGACCGAGCCGCCGCCCACGAAGGGTTCGATCAGGCAGGCGGCTTTGGGTAAATATTCGCGCAGCTGCGGCATGATACTGAATTTGCCGCCCGCCCATTTGAGCGGTGAGCGCTGGTTCAGAATACCTTTCATGCGTCACTCTCCGGTTTTTTCCCGCGTGTGAATGGGGTGGGTTCGAGCGTGATTTCGCGCCGGATATTGCGCACGCGTAACTGCGAGCCGTCGTTCAGGCAGATCACGCGTTCATCATCCGGGCCGGTGATGTTGTCCAGCAGCGAACGGTCAGGGTTGATGTGGCGTTCCCTGATGCGGTAATGGTCGCCGGTGACAGTGCTCTCGCACAGAATGCAGATAATGGCGGGTTTCATGCGTCAGCCCTCCACTGCGACAACATCACGATGTGGGTGAAGGTGTACCGCCAGTAGGTTTCGTTTTTGGGGTTTTCTATGTGGCAGGTGTCCCGCATGAATGCAAAGAGTTCGTCGCGGGGATGGTTTTCAGGGTTAAAGCCGTCCCTGACGGCCACTTCATCGGTTATCTGGCGGCCCTGTATTACACCGATATCGGCAATGAAGGCCACGGCGAACGGCACGGTTTCGCCGTTCTTGTTTTCTGTGACCAGATGAATGTTGTCATACTGCCGGTAGGGCTGTCTTTTCAGGAGTCCGGCAAAGTCTGATGCGCGGGTAAATGTGGTTCCCTCCTCAAAAACCAGGGTACCGCCGGCGCTGTAATCGGGAAGAACGATGTTGCGGGTCAGGGTGTCTTCATGAAAATATTCTGCTGACTCCTGGCCCGCCTGGTAGCAATCAAACCCCGTCGGGCGAAGGGATGTGGTCTTGCGTCCGTTGCGGAATGCGTCAATAAAGCAGGGCTTAAATTTCATCTGTAACATCGTCTTATCCTCTTCACGTATTCGTTATGGTTAAGCAGTACCCATGTCCGGCCTTCGTCCAGACTTAACAGCCGGTAACGGTACATGACGTTGATGACGCGGGCGGTACCCGCTCCAGCCGTCGCACGTGTGACCGGTCCCCCTTCAGCAGGCGACGGTATGCCGCCCTTGCTGCCCGCTCCGGCTTTCCCCCTGGCTTCATCCGGTTTTTGCGGTGTCGCGCAGGGATAATCAGCTTCATTTGTCGGGGGTTATTTCCAGGTTTCTGGTCTTTACCCAGCGGTCTTCCTCGAAGGGGGAATCGAAACGGACGAAAACCCGGTCAATGGCGGGGCTACTGGTGCGGGTGTCAACGACCGTTCCGCGTTGCTGCGGACTGTTTTTCAGACATACGCGGGTCCCTTTGATGAATGTGGTGTGGCAGGTGTGTTCAGCACTTTCCTTTGCCGGGTCAGCTGCTGTCTGAAGGGTGGCAAGCTGATTTCTCAGACAGGTGTTTTCCTGTACCACCTGTTCAATTGCGTCTGCGGCGATAAGGTGAGGCTCCACTGACAGCACCATCATCGGGTTGTCAGTGTCAGCCATCATTGCGGCGTAGTTGCGTAAAAACATTGCGCCCGCAAGGGCTTTATCTTTGAGGGTGAGTGTCGGATTAATCATTTTTATTTCCCTTATTCAGATTGTGCGAATCCCGCCGCGTGAGCGGTGTATTAACGAAACCGGTTAATTAACTAAAGAGGCGGCGTGCTTTACGCTCTACGTCTTCTTTGTGCTGAATGAATGCGTTGTATGCATCCCGTTTTTTTTCTGGCGACGTCTGTCGCGTATTTCCCGCCATGTATCAATAAGTGTCAGTATGCAGATGGCAAAAAACATTGCGGCTGCAATCAGTGTGATAACAAATAACGACTCCGGTACACTGAATGAATAACTGAAATTCATCGTGATTACTCCGTAATTATTGCGGGTTCGGGAACCATGCCATCCGTTAATTGTTTCGCCATCCGGTTAAGTTCTTTAAGGTCCTCGCTGGCTCCCGTATCTTTTGAACAAAACAGGGTGTTGCGGACGCTGAATATTCCGCACTTCATTACTTCGAAGTGTGTTTTTCTGGCGCGGGGATTAATTTCGTTATCGAAGTAATATCCCTGCAGAAATTCGTTTACCTGTTCTGCTGTGTGTTTTCTCATAACGGAGTCCTCGTTAAAAATAACCGGTGATAAACCCGCTGTTATAACTCAGCCTGTTTAATAAAATTTTCTCCGTAAAGAAGGCGATCAACTGTGCGTAGCGCTTCGTACAACGTGAAATCCTGCCCGAACTGATTGTCGCCGCAGCTCAGAGCAAAAATGCGGTTTCCGGTAAACGGATTGCGCGGGTATTTGTGGACCACTATTCCAGCTTTCTCAATCATCCAGGTATGCTCGCCAATTTGTTTTACTGTATGGCCATCTGGTGTTGCGTGCGTCTCGTTCAGGTTATAGCGACTGTTACTACGTGATGCACTGGTAGCGACGTGGTGTACATGGCGTTCTACGCCATTACGAAATTTGGAGTATGGATTATTAGTGTTTTTTTTCATGATGATGCTCTGTTCATTGTTTTAGCTGTTAGCCAAAGCGTCTTTTAACATCGCCACAAGGTTTACTTCAGGCTTTTCCATTTTGGCGCGTTTGGGGCGGATAATAATTCGACCGTCAGCCAACATCTTTTTGCATGTATTAAGAGGGATACCTGTTATCTCTGCATATTTCTGCAGGGATACATAGGGGGCATTCACATTGATATTGATGGTTATACCTGACATCCCACTAACCTCCTGATCAGGAAGATTTGTTTTGTTCTTTCTGGGTTAGCTCTAGGCCGCGAAGGAAGATCATGCGCGCCATGTTAGAGGATGAGCGTTGTTCTTTAGCTGCCATCTCATCAATAAAGGCGCGCTCCTCCGCTGACAGTCGAAGTGCCAGTCTTTGACCTGTGGCGGTGTTACGCGGAATGCGTGACTTGGTGTCGTGACTAACTTGATTCATAGTGGTACATTGTGATCATCTAATGGTTCGTGAAATTACTTTAGGGAACAAAACTTCCTATGTCAACAGAAAAAGAGGAACTAAGCGTCATTATTGGCCGTCGATTACGGGAGGAGCGAGAGAAAATTGGCATGACCCAAGATGATATGGCGTCGATTTTTGAAGTTTCTACAAAGACTTGGGGGAAGTATGAAAGAGGGGTGACTACACCGGATGCAGTTATGTTGAATCTCTTGGGAGGGCGCTGCGGAGTAGATGTCTATTACATACTTTCTGGTAGTCGTGCACATGGCATCCCTAATGCTACTGAAGATGAGATTGAGCTAATTAAAATATATCGTTCTGCACCTTTGGCTGTTAAGGCGGCAGCTTTGGCAGCCTTGACTGCTGGTAGTTTGTCTCTAGGTACAATAAGAGCTTCTGGCAAAGGCCATCGTATTGCAGGTCGTGACTATAACGAAACGAAGGGTTAGTGATAGTAGGGAGGTGACATGGCTGTCAACTCAAACGGTTCAGACAATCGCGTTTCTGGGCGTGATTACCACGAAAAGAACATTCGGATAGAGCGGTATGATGGTCGTCATACAGTCAACATTGCAATCCCTTCCTGTGGGGCTGATGAGCGCCCATTAGTCAAGGCTCAGCGCCATCAACTGAAGTTGTTGGTTGATAAGATTGTTGATGTCAGCAAGGAAGAATCGTTTGTTGTCTGGCGTAAACTTCATGCTGAAATCGGTGTTGATAGCATCGATAAGATGACGGTGAATCAGTATCCAACCGCAATTAGCTTCCTCAATGCGATGCTTGACCGACATAAAGAGCGCGACGCCTGCAAATCACTTGTAAGTCTCCTTCTTCGCAATAGTGAGAATAATGAAGCTAGACAAAAACTTCTTCGATATTGTCATATCAATTTTGGAACAGGGCGCTTAAATGATCTTACTCGCTCTCAGCTTCAGATGGCTCTTTCATGGTTAGATCAGCAAACAACAGACTGTGAAAATAATTTGCCCTCAGATAATTCTAAATTTGTCGATAAACAATCGCGATTAGTGTTTCAGCAAATAATTAAAACATATCCAAAAGAAATGGGGGTATGTTTTGTTATTGGTGTTTTATTAGGCATGATTCTTTTCTGATAGATCGTTGTTGGAGAAATCAATTATGGCAAAAGCTTGCTTTAACGACTTTGAAAGAAATAAAAAAGATAAATTAAGCGAGCTGACAAAGGTGAGATAAGGGGGAGTGCAACTAGTAATGTAAAAAATGGTGTGAGTTACTTGTCATAGTCTTAAAGTGAAGTAATTCCTTGTTCACTAGGAAGTTCAAAGAGGTAAATGAATTATGGTAACTAATCCGCAAATTCCATTGACTGGCTTATATGTATCCAAAGTTAATCCATCTAATCGTATAGTTGTTACTGATGTTCATATTGTTTAGGATGATGACGATGAGCCAGGAGAGCTTCCTTTCTATTTGGTTACTTTTGTAAATGAGGGGGATGAGGATGATATGTTGGCTCCTTCTTGGGAGCTAGATCCTGAGGAATGGGAGCAGTTAGTTGATGAAGAGCGCTTTATGCGCGTGGAGCAACCATCTTAATTTATCCTTGGTGTGCACTTTTTAAGATGTCTGTTCGTAAATTACCTACTGGCAAATGGCTCTGTGAATGCTACCCCTACGGAGCAGCAGGAAAACGCATTCGTAAACAGTTTGTTACTAAGGGTGAGGCGCTCTCTTATGAGCGCCGTTTAATGAACAGTAATTTGGGGAGCGAGTTTCAGGATGGTTCTGGCCCCCGCCTTTCCGAGTTGGTTGCTCGCTGGTTTGAGATGTACGGTAAGACACTGTCTTCCGGTGAAGAGCGAAGGGCTAAACTTGAGGCGATTTGCTCCCGGTTGGGGGATCCGCTTGCTTCTCAATTTGATAAAAACATGTTTGCCACCTACAGGGAACGGCGATTATCAGGTGAATGGAATCCAAAGGGGAAGAGGAAGCTTAGCGAAGCAACCGTTAATCGTGAGCAGTCATATCTACATGCTGTTTTTGCCGAACTGAAGCGCCTTGGGGAGTGGTCTGGTGAAAACCCCTTAACTGGCATTCGCAAATTTCGTGAGGAAGAAAAGGAACTGGCGTTTCTGTATGTAGATGAGATTGAACGCCTTCTGATTGCGTGTGATGAGTCACGGAATAAAGATTTGGGGGTTGTTGTCCGTATTGGGCTTGCGACTGGTGCTCGGTGGAGTGAAGCAGAAGGATTAAAGCAATCTCAAGTACTGCCCGGTCGAATCACATTTGTTAAAACTAAAGGAAAGAAGAACCGCACTGTACCGATTTCACCTCAATTGCAGGCTATGCTTCCTAAAAAACGAGGAGCGCTATTTTCACCATGTTATGAGGCTTTTGACGCTGCAATTAAGAGAGCGAAGATCGAGCTTCCTGATGGGCAATTAACTCATGTGCTACGTCACACGTTTGCCAGTCATTTTATGATGCGGGGCGGAAATATTCTTGTGTTGCAAAAAATACTGGGGCATAGCGATATAAAAATGACTATGCGTTATGCGCATTTTGCTCCAGGTCATTTAGAGGCTGCTGTTGAATTGAACCCTTTTGACAATAGAGGGTAAAAAGTGGCGATAAAAAGTGACAATAGATTCAAATGGCGTTGTATAGAGCTATTTTCAAAGTTAATAAAATCATAAGGTTATGATTTATAAATGGTGGTTGATAGTTTTTAAAATCCCTCGGCGTTCGCGCTGTGCGGGTTCAAGTCCCGCTCCGGGTACCATGGGAAAGATAAGAATAAAATCAAAGTAATAAGCAGTGTCGTGAAACCACCTTCGGGTGGTTTTTTTGTGCCTGCAACTTGTCGTTACACCCTCCTTAATTTTTAATCACCGGCAAAGCCACTCAAAAAGTATCTCTGATACGGACCGGCATGTAAGATAGGTGCTGGCGAGTTGAGATCCACAAGGAAAAGCGTATGAAAACGGGACCGTTAAACGAAAGTGAGTTGGAATGGCTGGACGATATTCTGACCAAATACAACACTAACCACGCCATCCTTGATGTGGCGGAGCTGGACGGTTTATTGACGGCGGTGTTGAGTTCTCCGCAAGAGATTGAACCGGAACAGTGGCTGGTTGCCGTGTGGGGTGGGGCTGACTATGTGCCGCGCTGGGCGTCAGAGAAAGAGATGACGCGCTTTATGAACCTGGCTTTTCAACATATGGCCGATACCGCAGAGCGTCTGAACGAATTCCCGGAGCAGTTTGAGCCGTTATTCGGCTTGCGAGAAGTTGATGGCAGCGAGCTGACGATTGTTGAGGAGTGGTGCTTTGGCTATATGCGGGGCGTGGCACTTTCTGACTGGTCAACGTTGCCCGATTCGTTAAAACCAGCGCTGGAGGCGATTGCGCTGCACGGTACTGAGGAAAACTTCGAGCGGGTAGAAAAGATGTCGCCAGAAGCGTTTGAAGAGAGCGTAGATGCCATTCGACTGGCGGCGCTTGATCTACATGCGTACTGGATGGCGCATCCGCAGGAAAAAGCTGTTCAGCAACCGATCAAAGCAGAAGAGAAACCGGGGCGTAACGATCCTTGCCCGTGCGGTAGTGGTAAGAAATTTAAGCAGTGCTGCCTGCATTAAGAGGCCAAATTGGGTGTCAGCGTTAATTCTGGCACCCAATAAGGAATTTGAGGCTATCTGATCACCCCACTTCTGGTAACAACCCTGCCGCAATCAAAAATTGCACGCCAATCACAGCAATACCACAGAGAAACACCACCACCAGCGCCGGACGACCACCTTTGACCCGGTAACCCGCCTGAGGATTGTGCTTTCTGCTTTGCCAGGTCAACAGCGAAGGGATAATCAATGCCAGTACCGCCAGCGCCACACCGGCGTAACCCAGCGCCATCACAAATCCTCGTGGATAAAACAGTGCAAACGCCAACGGCGGCAGAAAGGTAATTGCACCAGTTTGCAACCGTCCACCAACGGTATTTGAACGCTGAAATAAATCAGCCAGATAATCAAATAAGCCTAACGCAACGCCGAGAAATGACGTGGCGAGGGCTAAATCAGCAAATAAATGCACTGCCAGCTCAACATGCGGAGAGGCCACCATTTCGCGTAACGCCTGTAACAGCCCGTTTAATCCAGCATGATTAGCCAGCAATCCCATAAAGGTTGTTGAATCAATGCTGCCAAGCGTTGCCACCTGCCAGAAAATATATGCCACCAGGGGGATCGCACTACCGGTTATAAACACCCAGCGTAGCTTACGAACGTTGCCATCCATATAGCTGACAATACTCGGCACGCTACCGTGAAAACCAAATGAGGTAAAAATCACCGGGATTGCTGACAGAGCCAGCCCCTGTTGCAACGGCAGGGTTAAAAGATTCACTTTGTGAATATGCGGTAGCAGCAATACCAGCATCACCACCAGAAAAATAATTTTGGCGCTGAACAGAAAACGGTTAAATAAATCGACCAGCGATGTTCCAACACAAACCACGCCACCGGCAACAAAAGTGAACAACAGCACGCCAGCGGTTGCCGACATTGAAATACCTGTCCAGTCGCTGATGCTGGAGGCCAACAATTCACCGACACCGCTGATGTATGCCGCAGTCAGAGCATACATTAAGAACATCATACTGAAGCCCGTCAGCCATTGACCGTAGCGTCCCAGATAGCGTTTTGCCAGCGTGCCCAGACCGGTATCTGCCGGAACATGCTGGTACACCTCCAGCAGTAATAGCGCCGTGTAGCACATCAACGCCCAAAGCCCAATCAACAAGATTAACGTAACGCTAAAACCAACACCGGCCGCAGCCAGCGGCATTGCCAGCATGCCTGCGCCAATTGTGGTTCCCGCCACGATAAAAACACTTCCCAGGGTTCTGTTTTTCACGCTTTCTTCTGTCCTGACGATCTTTATGAGTGATATCTGCGGCGCAGGTTAAGGCATAACGGCTGCTTCGTCAAACCGACGTTACATATAGTGTAAATATAAATGTACAATAAAAAGCATTCAGTCCTGCGCTGGCGCAAAGTCTTCATAAGCGGCAATCGCTACGCTAGGCTTTTTTTGAGGAGGAACGATGGACTCTATTCACGGTCATGAAGTGTTAAATATGATGATTGAATCAGGCGAGCAATATACGCATGCCAGTCTGGAAGCTGCGATTAAAGCGCGTTTTGGTGAACAGGCACGTTTTCACACCTGCTCGGCAGAAGGGATGACAGCGGGAGAGCTGGTAGCGTTTCTGGCAGCAAAAGGCAAATTTATACCTTCGAAAGACGGTTTTTCGACCGATCAGAGTAAGATTTGCCGTCACTGATTTGAAACGGCGGCAGTAAACCTGCCGCCGGAGAGCATTAGTTTTGTGTGTCGAGGGTAGAGAGTTCTTTGTCGATAAAATACAGACCTTCGCCGCTTTTGCCTGCCAGGCTCTGATGAATCCCCTAATGATTTTGGTAAAAATCATTAAGTTAAGGTGGATACACATCTTGTCATATGATCAAATGGTTTCGCGAAAAATCAATAAT